CCTTATCAAGCGCCTGCGCAATCTACACCGAACTTCGCTCGAGAAGAAAGTCCATTTAGAGCAAACAATCCAATGGATATTTCAGATGATATGCTACCGTTTTAAAAAAGAGGTGAGAAAATGGAGTTTAGGAGCATAGACGGGTACGAGGGTATTTACGAGGCATGTTCAGATGGAACAATTTGGACATGCCACGAAAAAACAACTTACAGCAACTACCACGGGAAAATTAAAAAGCGTGTGTGGAAGCGTAGACAGATAAAACCCCAGATACAAAAAAGGGTCAGAAGTAAACATAGCGATAAAAGGGTTAAGCTATGGAAGGGCAAAAGAATGAAGACACATCTAGTGAGCAGATTAGTTGCCACAGCTTTTATACCAAATCCAGAAAACAAAGGATTTGTAAATCATAAAAACGGAAACCCTTTAGACAATTCCGTAGAAAACCTTGAGTGGACGACAAGGAGCGAAAATCAGTTACATGCTTTGAAAACGGGTTTAATGAGTGCAAGCAAAAAAGTTAAATTAAAAAGTTTGGCGAACGGCAACGAATATCAATTTTGTAGTTTAGCTGAAGCCAGTCGTTTTTTAGGGAAAAATCATGGATTTTTAAGTCGAAAACTAAAAGACGGCAAAAATATAAAGGGATACGAAATAACGTTAGTTTAAAAAGTGTGATTGAGTATTCTTAATACCATTTGAACCCAAACCACAATCAAGACCGCGAGCCACAATCAGAGGATGATGAATGAAATTTGAATTTATTTTATCAAATACAAAACGCAAAAAAGAAATGTTGAATGCTAACGATAGACCACACTGGACACAGAAGGCTAAAATCACTGCCTATCTTCGTCAAATTGGGCGTTTAAAAGTATCTGAGGGTAAATACACCACTTACACAAAAAAAAAGCCCCTGCGGGCTTGTGGTGACGATTTACGCACCAACTAAAAGACGAATGGATCCACCAAACTTTTATCCAACCATAAAAGCGCTGATTGACGGCATGACAGATGCAGGTTTATGGACAGATGATAATCATGAAATCATTAAGTACATGACGTTTGAATTTGGTGGTCTAAGCCAAATCAAGGATAAATACAAGATTGAAATAGAAGTAGAGGAATATAATGAAATTTGAATTATTTAATGACCATTTTGAAAAAGCGGAACAGATGACAATATATGATTGATTTGGAGGACATATGATACACACTAGACGATACGTCAACAAATTTTAAAAAACGGCTGTTATCACATTATGAGCATAGCAATGAATTATGCTAACCCATTTGTTTCTGACATGGAAGATTGGGGTTCGGTTTATAGTGATGCTGATTTGATGCTAAGGGTTTTGGAAGAGGTGGTAGAATGAAATGTATTAAAGTATTTGAATCGTTTAGTGGAATAGGAACACAACGCATGGCGCTTAGAAATTTAGGAATAGAGCATGAAGTAGTGGCAATTGCAGAGATAGATAAATATGCCTTATCAAGTTATGATGCAATACACGGAGATTGTCCGAATCTAGGAGATATTAGTAAAATTGACCCGAACACAATACCTGACCATGATTTGTTTACCTATAGTTTCCCTTGTTTTACAGGAGACACCTTGGTGCTGACAAACAGCGGGTACAAGCGTATTGATGAAATCAATATCGGAGATGCTGTTTTAACCCATACAAACCAGTATAAAAAAGTGACAAATGTTTTTAATCAAGGTGTCAAAGATATTGTTAACATTAAAGGTATGGCTATTCATAATATTAAAACCACAGAAAACCATAAGTTCTTAACAAGAGAACGATATAGAAAATGGAATAATGATAAACGATCTTACGACAGATTGTTCCACGATCCACAATGGGTTGAAGTTAAAGGTTTGACGAAGAATCACTATCTAGGTTTATCAATCAATCAAAACAGCGAGTTACCAGTATGGGATGGATATACCAACTCTTGGGGTACTGGTTATGGTGATAGAACGTATCATACGAATTTCATTAGTCCATTATTGGAAAACAATAATTTCTGGTGGTTGATGGGTAGATATGTTGCTGACGGATGGTGTCGTAAACAGGGTGGAATCATTATTGCTGTACCTGATGTTAAATTGGAAGAATTTGAAAATCGAGTGAATGGTTTATTCGATTATAATATCTCAAAAGAACGTACTGCGAACAAAGTTAATATTCCAATTAAAGAGTTATCGTTGTTTACGGAACAGTTTGGGTATTATGCTCATGGTAAAAAGATTAGTCCAGAAGTATTGAACTTACCAGTTGAGTTGTTAAAATCTTTCGTTGAAGGGTATTTCAGCGGAGATGGTTACTACTCTGAAACTGATAAACTTTACAAATGTACTACAACCTCTGAAGAGCTAGTTTATGGTATTGGGCAATGTATTGCTAAAGTTTATCGTCGACCATATTCAATTTATAAAGACAGTAGACCAGCTACAAGTATTATCGAAGGAAGAATTGTGAATCAAAGAGATACTTATTCATTAACCTTTAAAATGACAACTGGGGAGCAAGATAAAGCATTTTATGAAGATGGACATATTTGGTTTCCATTTAATGGGTTGGAGAATGACGGTCAAGAAACAGTATATGATATTGAAGTTGAAGATGATCATTCATTTACAGTGTTTAATACCATTGCTCACAACTGTCAAGATATTTCAGTAGCTGGAAAACAAGCTGGGCTAGATATGAATAGCGGAACAAGATCGGGGCTTCTTTGGGAATGTCAAAAAGTGATAGCTACTAAGAAGCCTAAGTATTTACTTATGGAAAATGTAAAAAATTTAGTTGGCAAAAAGCATAAGCCAAACTTTGATAAATGGCTTGATTGGCTAGAAGAACAAGGTTACACAAATTATTGGCAGGTGCTAAACGCAAAAGACTATGGCGTTCCACAGAACAGAGAACGAGTATTTTGCGTATCAATTTTAGGTGAACATGAACCTTATATCTTCCCTGAAAAACGAGAGTTAACTCTCAGACTAAAAGATGTTTTAGAAGATGAGGTTGACGAGAAATACTATTTGAGCGAAGAAAGAGTGGCGCAACTGACATGGAAATAAAGCAAATAGCACAATATGACACAAAAACAAGAGAAAATAGTAATAGGTTTAGAGTTTATGACATTGATTATATAGCTCCAACTATTGGAACAATGCAGGGCGGAGGACTAGAACCGTGTGTACTAATAAAATAATTGTTTTCGCCAACACTCCGTCTACGTTTGTGAGTGAGAGCAATATATATGATGTTAATGGTATTTCGCCAACTTTGATGGCTAGAGATTATAAAGGACCAAAATTGATAGCAATTAAAAATGCAACAAAAAAAGGCTATCAGATAGCCGAAGAAGGAGATGGCATTGATACTGCTTATCCTTTTAGTAAAACAAGAAGAGGGAGAGTGCAAAAAAACATGGCGCACACAATAACAACTGATGACAGTAAAGGGGTAGTTGATAACTACCGCATTCGTAAGCTAACACCAAAAGAGTGTTGGAGGCTTATGGGATGCAGTGATGAAGATTTTGAAAAAGCAGAGCAAGTAAACAGCAACACACAATTATACAAGCAAGCAGGCAATGCAATCGTGGTTGATGTACTTGAGGCTATATTTAAACAGATGTTTTTGAAATAAGTGGGAGGAAAAAGATGACAAATAGAGAAGCGGCTAAAATTCGTTTTAAAGATAATGAGTACGATGTGCACACGGTCAAGTTGACTAAAAATGATATCAAAAATTTAAAAAATGGTACAACGCTCATGTATTTTAACAAAGAAGCAGATCAAGTTATCGCTCTGTCAATGGAGGTAACCAATGACTGAAAAACTAGGCGTGCTGCTGGTCGATGTTCCAGAGCCAAGGTTTGCTGTGTATCATTTTGTTTACTTGTCAGAATTAGGCTTTATGATTAAACCTTCAAGTGACTCAAAAATAATACTTGATATTGCTTACAAATGCACAGAGGAAGAAGCAAAAAAATATCCACAGTTTCGGTGGGTATCGTTGGAGGAAGAAAAATGATTAAGTTTAGAGCGTGGGGGAGGAACGGAAATTATCCTGGTTCCCCATCTGAAAAATTTGAAATGTTTTATGATGTGTCTGTTGTAACGACATACCATGATAAGGAGCAACACGTTATAGCTGATTTTGGTATGTATAACGAATCAGACTATAACGGAACTGATATTATTGATTACACATTGATGCAATCCACAGGGCTTTATGACAAAAACGGTGTGGAGATTTTCGAGGGGGATATTGTTAGATACACATGGGATATGCTGAGCGACCAAAACGCAACCGAAAAAGGTAAAAAAGTTAGAATATCAAAAGTTTTTTGGTCAGATTGGAGAGCCTCATGGGCAGTTGGGAGAAAGTTTTGTAACAGTGATTTATTTAGATATGCCAGAAATGGAAATACTGTCGAAGTCATTGGAAATATCCATGCTAACCCGGAACTTTTGGAGGATAAACTATGACACCGCAAGAATTTAAGGAAATAAGATTAAAACTAGGTCTGAGCATCGAGTCGCTGGCCAAGAAGCTAGGTTATTCACTCAGGCATGTGAGATGTTTGGAATCAGGCGCTAAGCCAATTGTTGAAAAGTCAGAAGAAAAGATAAGAACACTCCTAGCAGAAAGCCGTGTGCCTATCAAGAGACCTGTCAAGCCACCGAATCAGGGTGGCAGACCTAAGTGGCAGGTTGATTTAGATGAGCCGTATCATATGGATAAGCATGTTGTGAGATGGAGGTAAAAAAGCCAAGGCACTCTCTGCCCCGACTGGTATTATATTGCAATACTATTATACCATAAAGGAGCAGGCGTGTGAACAAACTGTCAGATGTAGAATTACGTGCTTTGGATTCAAAACTTTTTGATTACCAACAGATTGATAAAAAAATCGCCATTCGTAAGTTGGAAATACAGACGGAGGTATCGAACGATTGTAATATTGGCGGAGGGAAAGCGAACATCGTTTCTAAGCCAACAGAAAGACTCGTGGCACGTTGGTCAAGTGACATAAGGATAAATGGGCTGGAACAGTTTAGTAAAGCCATAGAAGCCACGCTAGAGGCTTTAGATGATGAGCTGAAAACAGTTTTTTATCTACGGTGGTCTATTAGTTCGGCAAAGACGTGGGAAGAAATTGCAGATGCACTTCACGTTTCACGTAAAAGCATTTACCGCAAAAGAGAAAGGATACTTACTATATTCGCAGATTTTCGAGGAGATTTATAAAGTTGACACAAAAAAGTGTGGAAGTGTCACGTTTTAAGTGGTAAATTGGTATCATGCAGATGCTGAGAAGAGATAGATGTTTTTATTTTCCAGTCATTTTAATTGACTTCCATCCTCCTTATGAATCGAACTCAGTATCTGTTTATTAATATGCTTTGATAATGAGTGCACCAAGCGACTATTTAGGTGCTAAACTGATTATCATTGCAACAAGGAACATAGGGGTGTTGATTGGAAAAACCTCGGTGGTATAGTCGCACTTGACCGCTAGATGGTCGCTGTGCAGGTTCGATTCCTGCTGTTCCTGTTTAATCCGTGTTCTCAATATCGGCTATAGCGATATGGGAGAGGTTAAATAAGCATACATGTCACTGTTTATTTAACTCAGTGTTCGATCCACTGGCACGGAGTTAAAAACTAGCAATAATAAAATAATTTAAAGATGACCTGTAGACCATGTTTTGCTAGTATCATGTAAGGGGCTGAATATTTCACTCAGGGAGACCGCATCGCTGGACCTGGGCTTAATCTTGATTTGAAAGTAGTGGAACAAGACAAACATTTGAATGCTAATCAAGCGGAACAAG